GAGAAGTGAAGTAACTCTTAGCATGATGAGATGTTATACCAGATCGTCTTTGTTTTTTTCTTCTGTTATTTTGTCCCATTGCTTACCCTTATTGAAACTTATATTTTATAACCACTATTCCTGAACCGCCAGCAGCACTGGTATAATAATAAACACCACCGCCACCGCCACCTGTATTCGCTGTTCCAGCAGTTGAAGTTCCACTTGTTGCTCCTGCACCTCCACCGCCTGAACCACCAGCACCGGCTACTATTTCTCCTCCACCACCACCGCCGCCTGCATATGTTACACTTGCTCCGCTTATTGAAGATGCTATACCATCACCGCCAGCACCGCCAGCATCTGTTGAAACAGTAGCACCTACTTCTGAAGCACCACCTCCACCACCACCATTATAATGATTTATCCAACCCCCTACACCACCTGCGTATCCTTGCCCTGGCGGAGAAGCAGCACCACCAGCACCAGGAGACGCATCCCCTGTTGATCCACCACCGCTACCACCAGCACCTCCAGCGGCTCCTAATACCCCTGCACCGTATCCACCACCTACTGATGTAATGGTAGCAAAACTTGAATTACCACCACTACTACCATTAGTATTAAGTGGTGATCCACTTGCACCAGCTCCCCCAGCACCTACTGTAATTTCATAAGATTGAGCAGTAACAGAAAACCCAGACGCAGTCCTAAACCCGCCAGCACCACCTCCAGCACCAGAGCGGGCACTTGTACCACCTCCACCACCACCCCCAACAACCAGATACTCAACAGTTCCAATATCTCCAAGTGTAGTTACAGTAAAAGTACCGTCAGAAGTGAAAGAGTGGACTTTGTAATCACCGTCTGTGGTTATTGTACCACCTGTGGCTTCCATATAAGCTGCACCACTGCCTTTAATCCTTGCTAACACCGCTTTATGCGCTAATTGAATAGTCATAGCTTAAACCTCCGGTGTCCAGCCGTTAGTCGTGATTAGCCAATCGTCTGCTGTGTAGTATTGAAAGACCGCTATATCACCGGCTGTTGATAAGTTCGTAATGTTCTTACCTTCAGCGTTTGTTGTGCCATCCATTAAGTATCCGTCAGCAGCGTTTGTATCAACGAGAACTTCTATTGCTCCGAGTGTTATAATGGTAAAATTCATTCCTGCGACCATTACTGGAAGTTGACAAGTGCCGGTTACGTTACAGATAAACGTTCCACCGTAAAGATTAGCTCCGGTAAAGTTAGCTGCGAAATTTGCTGCTGAGTCTGTAACCGGAGTAAGACTTGGTAAAGCTCCCGCACTTGTAAGTCCTGTTAAAGAAGTAATGTCACTATTAGCTCCATCACTTGCAGCATTCGCTACTTTAGCTAATGGAATTCCATCGTCATCCAAGCCAGTCATTGAAGTGATGTCAGTATTCGCCCCAGGTATAGCAGCACCGGCTTGTTTCTTTATCATTATCTTAAAAGTGCTTGTTGTGATTGCCGTTACCTGGACTTCATCGTTTGCACTGGCAGTATAAGTTGCCCCACCCTGAACCGTAATATTCCCTGCATGAGTAAAAATACAAGCACCGGCACAAATTAAAGTCCGTATAGAACCGGCTTTTGTTGCAGCAGGAAAGTCTGTTATTGTTTCCGTTCCGGTAAAATTAATAGTGTTCCCTGCTGCTGCCCATATCGCACTTGTGGTTGCATGAGAAGCCACCGTAACATATCCAGTATTGACAACTTTATGCGTCCCATCATTATCATGTTCAATCAAAGCATGACGGTTTAAAGTATCGTCCTTTGTTGGATGAGAAGCCCCAACCATTTCTTCAGTATAAATTATTCTCTGATCTGCCATTTAAACCCCCTAATACTCCGTTAAATCCCTGTTTGCCCCTGCTGTTATTGAACCGTCTGATAAATATGTCCCATCTGCAATATACGCAACATAAAGAAACGAATCAGTTTCCACTAACCTAAAGACAATGGTTTGTTTTTGTAAGTCCGGTTGAACTGATACTATTTTCATAAACTGATTAATATACGCCCGTCCAAAATCGTCAAAGACTTCATCTATCGAAACCGTTAAATAATCCCCAACATCAGCATGAATTCTTTTTAAACTTAAATCTTCAATTATAATCTGATACTTTGGTCTGCCGTATAAACTCGTTATAATGTCCTGCATGACGTTTACGCTTGTCGTGTCCCTGCACCACCTGAACCAGTAATTCGTTGTGGTAGAAACACCGTAAATTGACTGAGATACAAGATCGGCATAAGTGGTATCATCTGTATGAGAATTAAATTCGATCATATTATAATTATAGGCGTAGCTTGCCGGTATCTGATTGACTAAGCTAATCTTCTCTTGCTCAACACTCATTAAATTAAAGTCTTTTTGTGATACTGTTGCAGCAGTGTTCGATATAGCCGGTTCGCTTTCTATGTCTAAAGCAAAAAGTCCTTGGCTATTAAGATAAATTGAGCCTAAAAATGAAGCCATCATGTCCTGAAGAATATTCCAAAGCTTTTCGTCATCAACAATTGCCCCTGCTGCTTTATAACTTTTTGTCAAAAATATGTCACTTGCTGCTGCTTTCTTTGTCGTGTCAAAATCAGCACTCGTATAAGAATTATGGACTGTCATAAAATCGTCAAGAATATCAATTATGTTTTCAACTAAACTTGCCCCGTCATTCTTCCCTTTGCCCCTGATAGAAATAACATTATTCGTTTGATCTGCTGTAAAATCTATTGTGGCAATAATCCCTTCGCTTTCATAATCGTTTGATTCATCAAAGACATATTGCCCAGGATCGACAAGAACATCATTTGCATAGACCGAAACAGAATTCCCGTTCGCCACCGAAAGAACAGCATGGTCTGCAAAGCAATAAACGAAATTAACAGTGTCTATACAAGGTATAATATAATTACCGGTGGTCCCGTCCGTTAAATCTCCGTATACAATCGGAAGTCTATCATTAGTATTCAAAGGATTAGTATATCTTGATGCCCTGTTTAACGTAAATAATACACCAGTATTCAAAGATGTTTCTACAACCTCAAGGGTCATTACTTTCTGATCTAAAGATAAGTTTTCAATATTCCCTTTAAAGACTAAAAGACTTTCGGAAAAAGGAAGATCAGAGAACCCGACATAAACTGAAAGAGTCTTTGTTATAAATGGTTCCTTTGCAATAAGCTTTGAAAAATATAGATCATAATTAGCAAGTTTAACCCTTAAAGTCGCTTGCTGTTTCTGAGTGTATCCAATTAAAAGCCCTAACTTCTTTGGTGAAATAGTCCTTGTCGGTCTTGAAACAGATTGAAGCCTTGCCGTATATTCTAAAAAGCCAAGCCCAGGGTTTGCTGTTTCTGATCCATCAGCCGTTACAGAACCGTCTGCAAGATTCGTTTCCCCCCAGGTATCAGAAAACTGCCTTTCAGAATAACCCCTGGTTCCCATGTCTGTCTCTATCAAAACAAAAGGAATAGGCTTTTCCCCTCTCTCTATCCTGTCATGGAAATTTATAGTGGTCCTATACACTTTTTAAGACCTCATCCATTCTTAAAACGGTTGACCGTTCCGTGTTTTGAGAAAGACTGTAAGGTAAGTCCTCAAGCCTGACAAGCCAAGTGTTCGCTAAAGATGCTGAGTCCTCATTAAAAAATAAAGCATCAACCGTCCCGGCAGACCGTGAACCCAAAGCATCAAACATTGTCTGAAAATCTGCAATGTCTGTTATGTTCTCAAAAGCATAATTAAACATTTTCTGGTAATTATAAAAGCGTTTAAACTCAACACCGTAAGCACTTTTGTTCCTATCTATTAATGCCCTGGTCCCCCTGGAGCCTGACCCGAAAGAAAAGTTCTGAGCCGGTTCAAAATATGCCCCTAAAAACATTTCTCCTATTTCGATATACCCGTCACTGTTTGCAGCATCTATTACCTCTAATCTAAAGTATCTGTAAGTTTGAGCAGACGAAAGATAAAAAGTGATTTTATCGGCAGCATACGAAACAGATTCACTATAAGAAGGACCACCCCAGGCATCGGTGGCGTTCCCCTCTAAAGTCAAGGTAACCCCACTGGTAAAATTATGATCGTAAATAACAAAACTATCAATAGCCTGTGCCGTTCCAAAATCAATTAAGATCGTGTTCGGTGTTTCTAAAGCAGAACTCCGGTATCTTGTGTCCCGATTAAGATCAACCATTTTACCGGCAGAAAAATTGTTTATGCCCTTAAAATACCACTTATCACCCACAACAAAGTCTGCACCCGTCCCTGAAGTAAAAGCTATCGTAACACCATTATTAAGCGTGATTGGAGATGAATCAGTGGTAACACCAGAAGCATCGAACGAACCCCCACCATCCGACCATTTAAACGTAGCCTGACCCACTTCAGCACCACCGGCAATAGAATCAATCTGAACAAGATATTCAAGGTCAGTCGTTCCGGAATAATTGCCGGCTGTTGTTATTGTTGCAGAACCAGATCCGTCTTTTAAGGCGTTAGATACAAGTCCTGTCCTGACAGAAGAAACAGTAAACATACTTTCAGATATTAAGTTATTATATAAGAATCGACAAGTCATCTTCCCCACCTACTTAATTGAGTTAACCGATCTTCTATTTTATCAACAAACTCATTAAAAACATCTTCATCAGCAACAAGCGTTCCGTTTATCGTTACCAAAGAACCTATATGGAATCCTGTTTCCCCTTTATTAATTCTTTCCAGTGCTGCCATCCCTTTTTTAGACACAACACCTTCACCCATTTGAACTGAAGCCAACCCATCATCTGCAGGAGCAATAAGACTGTCTATAAGCCCACCCTTTGAATATCCATAAGACTGCAATGTTTTTATATCTGCTGCTGCCTGTGCCGGTTGAACCCCTGCTGCTGCTGCCCAATCTGCCTTTTGGAAAATAGTAGAGTTATCCCAAGCGTTTAAAGAGCTTGAGATTTGGGCAGATGTCATTCCTGAGATTCCGTATTTAGCAATGATGCTTGATAATTGATTGCTTGCTGCCCCTGATCCTGTCCCTGCAACTGTTGCAGCACCACCACCTGAAGGACCAGCATTTGAACCCCCTGTACTACCTCCAGTTGAACCCCCTGTGCTTCCTCCAGTAGAACCTCCGGTACTTCCCGAAGGAACACCAGCAGAACCACCCACAACTTGAAGTGCTTCCCATTCTTTTGCGTATCCCAAAATGCCAGCAAGGACATTACCACCACCCAACTGCTTGAAGAAATCTAAATTTAAAGCCCCTGCAAGATTGCTTACCTCTTGATCGAACTCTTTATAAATAGGGCTTCCCTGCTGCACAACCCCTGCCTCGTATGCCTCTAAACCATACAACCCCGAATTTGATAAGCTGGTCATTCTCTTTTGCTTTTCAATCGTGCTACCGGCTTCAGGATGAAGGGACAATAAAAGAGCATCTATTATATCTTCAAAGACTTCATCAGATAATTTTTGTAAAGCAACATCAAGACCCTTCTCATCAACCTGGATACTTTTAAAATAAGCTTCAGGTAAGGTCTTTGCTAAGTCAACCCCAGGTATTTTGTTAAGCTCATTAAAAACCCCGTCAAAATAATCAACTACCATCTGAGTTATCTGGTTTTCTTTTTCAGGAGCAAGACCAAGGTTACCAGCCCCGGCAACAAATCCGAATTCGTCTGAATAAATAGTTGTCCCGACCGCTTTTGGATATGTGAACCCTTTTTTACCAAACCCAATAGCAGGAAGTTCTGACCATCCAGGAGCCTGGAACCCTTCAAGGATTCCTTTCATAACCCAACCGGCGAAAGCTGTAAACCCTGCCGTTGCTAAACCGGAAGCCAGACCGCTTGACAAGAAACCTGATCCTGAAGCTGAAGCACTTGCACCAGCCCCCCAACCCCCACCACCGATAATCCCGGCGTTTCCTATTTCAAGACTATAAGCTGTGTTGCCAGCAATTGCAGCACTTGCTGCAGCACCAGAAGTACTGCCACCACCAAGCAAAGACTTAATTAAACCACTTAAACCTCCACCACTACCGCTTCCCCCTGTCAATCCACCGGTAAGGCTTCCGATCAAACCCCCTGAACCATTGGACCCAAAGATTTGTTTTAACGCCCATTCTGTAGCCATCTGACCCAAAATATCAGTAAAGTTTTTGAGCATACTATTTAAAAGGGTTTCCCAGGCATCCCCTATGTCTTTAAAATCCCCTTTTATAATAGCAAAGAAAGAATCAGAAAACGCCTTGCTCATTCCACTGGAAATAGTATCTGCCATTTTTTGACCATGCTCTGCCCAAGTGGTAGTCTGCTTTTGGGCATCACTCATGCCGATTTTAAAACCATCAAAGAAAGTTCCTGTTGCCAAGAGCATATCTTTTTGCCCTTTGATTACAGCAGCATTAACTTTTTCTTGATCTATTATTGTAAGGTTAGATAAGTCTTTTGTAACCTTATAAGAAGCTTCATGGATTAATTTAAAATCTGCTGCCTTTTTTTCAAGTAACTTTTTTTCTTCTGCAATCGCTAAAATTGTTTCGTTGCCTACAACCTTACTTAATCCCTGGACAACTTTATAAATGTCTTCATGATTCTTTTTCCAGTTTAAAACACGTTCATCAAGTTTATCTTTTTCAAATTTTATTAACGCTTTTTCATCATCAGTAAGTTGTATGATATCTTTTGAAGCATCTTTAATACCATCCGACCATTTGCCAAAATCTAAATAAGAATCATCTTGTGCCAAGCTTAATGCTTCAGTGGTTGACGTTAAATCTTTTATTCGTGCTTCGGTATCTTTTAAAGCTTTGGTTGATTCCTGAAGGTTATCCAAGACTCTTTTTTTTGCTGCTGATCCAAAAGTTTTTTCATACCTCTTATCAAGTTCTTCTATCTCATCTCTTAATTTTGTAGCCTGTAATTCTAAAAACCCCAAGTCAGTTTCAAAAAGCTTAACAGTAGAAACACCATCCAGTATCGCAGTTTTCCAACTTATAAGACCGGTTGAAGCAAGACCCATTGCTTTGGAAATATCAACCATCGCATTAAAGAATTTAACACTGAACCCACCGGCTTTAATCAAAGATGTCCCGACAACCAAAAGATTCTTAGAAAATTCTCCAAGCTGATCTATAACAGTTGGATTCTGTTTTATCATTTCATTGGTCTGAAAGACCCATTCAGTTACTTCAGGTAAAAGCTTGACCCCGATAGCAGCAGAAATGTCTTCGATATTAGCTTTCAACTGCTTCATCTGGTTGGCAAAAGAACCCATTGTTCTCTTTTGATCCCCAATTGCAGCAGCAGAACCTTTTAAGATAAGTTTAAATGCAACCCAGGCTTTAGTGTTAGCATCCACCATACCTTTACCGTTCCAAAGACCCATGTCCAAAGCAGCTTGCTTTATTACAGTTTCGTTTAAAACGACCCCGTATTTTTTCATGGTTTCAAAGTTACCAACCAAAGCACTCTGAATATCAAGCATTACCGTTGCCGTTGGCAAATTATTAAATGACCCCAAATCAGCAGCAAGCTTTACAACTTCATTTGACATTTTAAGGGCTTCATCGGAAGCCATGCCCATTGGAACCAATAAGTCTTGAATACTGGAAAGATAAAGTTTTGATTCCTTTGTTGACATTGCATAAGAATCAACAAGGACTTTTGCCATTTTTTCAGCTTCTTTTCTATTGCTTTCAAAAACAACATTGAATTTACCTGTTGTTTCTTCCAGGTCACTTGCTGCTTTTATGGCTTTGCCCATCCCAACTGCAGCAGTAGTACCAAAAGCAACCAAAGCAACTGACGTTATGCCAAGGGCTTTTTTAACGCTTGCCGTGTCAAGAGCAAGGCTTTTCATGCCCTTTGAAGCTTTAGTGGTACTCTTGTCTATATTATCACCAAACTTCTTAACCTTTAAAGAACCTTTATCATCAACAACTAATTCTAATTTTAATGTCTTAGCCATTTTGAATCTCTTTTATCTTCAGTATAACGATATTGATTTTTTCCCAAAACAAGGGACGTTGATCTGCTTCAATTTGAAAGTCGTTTAAAATATTTGTAATCAGTGTCATATTGAAACCGCTTGAAGGGTGGTGGAACCCTGGCAAAATCTTGCCAAATAAATAATAGAAGTCAGAATTCGATTCGTCCAGAAATTCCACCACCCCCCTTTTACACTTTTTAACATACGGTTCACCCTTGCACTTAACTTTTACAAAACCGTCTTTAACCGCTATTCTACATTTTCGGCAAGATGAACTTCCTTTGCCGAACTTCCATCCTGCCCATGCTGCAAATTTTCAAGTTCGCCTTTAATAATAGACTCAAACCCGACATTCCATGAATACACAAAACCGGCAATACCACCCAAATTATAATCAAAGACCCTTTCTTTTGTTTCTTTTGTGCATTTTAATTCTTTGTCATTGCTATCAACAATCTTTCGCCAGTTCTCAACAGAGTACATAAAAATGCTTTTACGCTGTTCCCCTGGAACTGTTAAAGACTGATCTACCGACATGATAAAATCGTTCCTGCCTATCGGATAAGGTCTTAAAAACAATTCGCAATCTTCATACTTAACCCATCTTGCCTTGTACGTTTCCCTTGACATTTGTAACTTCATGTCAAACCCTTTCGCTATTAAACATTAGCTGTAAATGATGGAGTCCCATCAATAGTAAAATCAAGTGTTTCTTTTACGTTATCCCCAACTGATCCTGCAACAGCATCACCAGAAAACAAAACCCAACAATTAAAATGATCCCCTGTCTGGTCCTGGTCTGGATCGTAATTAAAGAGTTGCAAAAAGAAGAACTCTTTATTCGTAATGCCGTCAATCATTGAATCAGAACCGATAAAAAAGCTTGATGCACTCCCCGTTCCTGATCCTTGACCTACTGTATTGTGTTTCCACTTCTGACCCATGTAAGACTGATCTGCCAAATCAAGAGTGATATTAAAAGACCAATCGGTAAGATACCCAACCTTTTCCAAACCAGACGTTTCAATTTGTCCGAGGTTCCCTGCAACCGTTACAGTTCCAACATTGCCTGTAAAATAAGCAGTGCCGGTTGTATAATCAATTCTTAAAACTGTTTTCCCGCCATCATCAGTAAAAACCGGTGGATTATTAGGGTCAAGAATCCTTTTGGTTGTGTCGGTTATCTGAGCCGAAGCACCGGAAGCAGTGCAAGGTTCTGCAAACAAGTTCCCAACCGTCCATTCATCCAATAACGTATGACCTGTTGTTGCAGCAAAAGTAATTGTCTGAGTGTCGGAAAGGGCTTGTGCTGCTCCGGTAATCGCAACCGTTGCAGTATACGCACCCCCGTCTTTTCTCCATTTAAAAGTATCCGGGGTTCCCTCTGCATCAATCTCAACCTCAAAGAAAGCAGAGTCAGCAGCAGAATAAGCGGTTCCCCAGGTAACATCATTAAGCCCTGCCCCTGAGAAACCGTTCGGTCTGAGTCTATATATTGCCCCATGTCTGCCATGTTGCGGTGTTGTCGGTGAAGCCATTATTCACCCCCCTTATGCTACAGTGAGAGCCAATGCCCCGTCACCTGTAAAATCAAAGGAACAATTAACAGTGTCACCCACGCTTGCACTTGTGGCAAATCCATTCAAAAAGATATTCCCTGAGAAATAGTCCCCAGTATCTTCAAGCATAAATTTAAGGTCTGTAATTTTTGTTCCTGGTGAAGCAGTGATAATGTTATCAAGCAATGCTTTCTGTTCAGTATTACCGGCAACAAAATGGAAAGTCATTGATCCATTCCAACCACCCTGACCAACTACGTTTTCTTTCCATGCCTGACCCTGCCTTGAAGCATCACTTAAATCAATACTGGCATTAATTGACCAATCCACTGAATAATCAATTAATGACCCACCATCGTCAATCCTGCAAACTCTGCCGTGAATTGGTGCTGTGTTCCCTGCCATTTTTTACTTCTCCTTTTTCTTGGTTTTCTTGACCCTTGTGGCAACAACTTTACCGTTAAGATCAATTACATTAAAAAGAACATCAGGGCAATTAATACAGCTTGCCTGACATTCATTTACCTTTTTACATTTTTTGCTACAACTTAATTTAAATAAACCACGATAACTTTTCATATATCCCCCATGTCATAAAAATATCTTACGTCAACAACCATGTCAAAGATACCATGATTATTATCTGCACCACCCTCAAAAAAAACAGTGTCCCTGATAAAAGTATCATTCCTGTAAGAATTATATGTTGCGTTAGTCAAAACAGCTTCAACATCTGCTGCAAACTTATCCAAAGCATCATAATCGTTATTTCTGGCATCCACTTTTACAAAGCCCCAAACGTGCAGGACAAGGATACTTTGTGAGCCTGTCTGGTAATCATCGACCCTGTTATTTCGTTCCTTCCATAAAGCAATCCCGGGCATCTTTCCCTGCATATCCTGTAAGTCCCGTATGCCCCTCATTATCGTATCTATATTTGTCTGATACCCTTTTGCAACCGTAATGTTTGCAAGCGTGGCAAGAATAGAGTTTATAATAGTATTCTGTAATGATATGGTCATTTGTCCCAACCCTTTTGAACTGATTCAAATATTAGCTTCTCAAACCGGTCAACTCCTGAAATAAGCCCCGGATACATGAAAGATCGTTTTTTAATTTTAATTGGATACCCTCTTGGATGAATGGTTCCCCCAAACTCGTGAACAGGAGCATAAATACTTGAGGACTTCATGGTCCCCACAAGAGAGTCTTGTCTTTCCTTTACAGAGTACGTTAAGCTTCGTTTTAAAGCCCCTGTCTTGGTTGCAAGGCGTTTATCACTCATGCCTGACATAAAGCGATTTTTAGTAGTGGTCCTGGCTTCCTTCATATACTTTTGCATAGGAGAAAGAAACATATCTGTAAAGTTATCCGGCAACTTAGGTTTTTTTATTTTAAAACTAAAGTCCATGCTTCATGTTCCTTTTAGCCATTGCCATGAATTCCGGTAAAAGATTATCTGTCAATTTTGTAAATGCCATTGTACCACCATCAGGACCAAAGTTTTTAGAACTCGTCCCCCATTCCCTTCCTTGTGCCTGAGTGAACCAGAAGCATCCTTGTCTGACTAATAATTGTTTTAACCAGGCAGGGACATTTGCATCAGTGTACCCTGCTGTATAATCTATAATAACAGTTTGATAAGAATCCTTTATTTTAAAGTTCGGATAAACAATCCCGGCTTCCTTATCTAAAGTGTATTTGTTTAAGTAAATTTCAGGAATGTTTAAATAAATCTCTGCTGAATCAATACAGCTTGCAGGAAACATTGTTAATATCTCTGAAGATTTAAAATCACCATATCCTGATACTGTTGTTGCTGCCCAATTCGATCCCAAAGCGTTCACTGCAGCAACCACTGCTGTCACTGTTGTATTGGCAACCCAGGTTACGGTAACGTCCGGTGTTCCACTATCTAATACAAGGCTTAAACCTGTTGAAAGAACTTCACAAGTTGCTGTGGATTCGGTTCCGGTGTTCTCAATCGTCATAACCCCCGTTGTACCAACCCCTACCCTGGAAATAGCACTTATAGGATAATTCTTTGTTCTAAAGAAAGAGAACCCATACCCGTCAACATATTCAGCATAAGTTGTTGAAGCCCAAGTCCTATTGGTTATCATGTCCCAAATAGACATAACAGAGGTTGCCAATATAGTTAACAAAGCATCATCCGTTGCCCCTGATATTCCAAGTTCTGTTTTTAAGTCTGTTTTATCTATAAAAGCCATGTTCAATCCTTGTCTGTGTGTTCATACCAACTTTGAAAGCTAACCAAATTTGAGTTTGTCCCTGATATAAATTCTCTTAAATAAATAGTATTCTGTTTTAATATTATTCAATGGTTCCCTGGCAAAAGACACAAATGTTTCCTGCACCGGCTGTTATCTCTAAAGCTTGAGCAGTTGCAAGTTCCATCGGTGGATTAAAATCCCATTGTAAAGAACTGTTTGCCCCGATTGAAACCGCACCAATTAAAGCTGCTGCCCCTGATAAAGTAAAGGTCAATGCCCCTGCCGTTAAGTTGTTCATTGTAACGTGTTTAAGCTTTATTTTTTTACCGGCTGTTCCCGCTAAAATTTCTTCGGTCCCTGAAGCATCGGCACTTACCGCATTTTTAATAAACCCTACCGTTGCCTGTGGACTCGTAACTGTAATTGCCATGCTTTACCTCATAAGGGGCTT